GCCGTTCCCGCCTACGATATTCGAGAGGTCGAACTCCACCCCTTCCGTGTTAGCCTCAACATCAAAATCAGTTGTACCTGCGTAGGCAGTGTCAAACCGATAGCGTCCCGGCATTGAAATAACAACGCGACGGCCAACAGCAACTGCGGCAACCAATGCGGAGTGGCAGTCGTAGGTGCTGGTTTTTTCTGAAACGGCCTTCAGCTCGCTGCGAGGGATAAACGACACAAGATCAACCTGTGCTGCAAGTCGGCCATCGGGCATCTTTGCGATAAGGCGAGTGCCATCAGTCGCAACCACGACATAAGGAAGGAATTCAGCCGCTGAACTACCCGAAGCCACCTCATAGTCAGATGAGGAGCCGTTGCCGTCGTCAGTGACGTTGATGACCTGCCCATCCACCAATCCTGTCAGCGCCCGCAGCTCGGTGATGTCGGCGACTTTTGAAACGGCATCTCGCACCTTTCTTGCGCCACCCGGAGCAGCCAACTCACTCCGCAGCGCAGCATCACCCACCGCAACAAAGTCGGTCTGATCCGTGGCCCAGGTTCCAGTGGTGGTATATGGCAGCGTGGTGCTCGGCTTGGCTCTGTAGAACTCACCATCTTTGGTAAAGATTTCATTAAACGCATCAATGGTCAGCGGGCCGTCTGTGTCGTAGTCCTCAAAGGCACCACCTGCACCAGTGCCGATATAACCAGCCCCGGCAAGAGTCGCGGCCCACTCGGCTTCACGGTTGGCCTGATCAACATCAAACTCAGACTGCCTGGCAACCTGCGCAGCATCGAAGTCCGTCTCCATCCCATGCCATGTCTTACGGTCAACACCAAGACGATCTGGATGCGATTCTTTGGTGGGACTATTGACCAGCTCGTCAAAATTCTCACTGTTATCCAGCAGGTCTTTAGGCGAGCGAGAGCCCACCGGGTTACCGGTGTTATAATCCATTTTGAAAGCCTCTAAATCTCAGCCTGATCAGGCTGGCGGGGTTTGGTCGTCGTAGTCGTACACGCGGTCGTCGTAGTTGGTGGCCGTGACGCTGGCCCCCAACATCCCTCGCGGGCGGACTGATGTGATGAGTGAAGCAAAGGCCCACCGTTCGGTGGTGCCGAAGTAAACATGGGGCGGCTCTTGCCGGGCGGTGAGATCCGGCCAAGGCATAGGGATGTCGGCAATGATCTGGTAATCATCATCACCCCGGGCGGCTGCCCATGGGCCAGCCACGGTGCCGTCCGGGTTGCGATAGGCCACCACATAGCTGGCGCCAGAATCGCTCCAGTCCATGGGCTCGCTGACAGTGAGAAGCGCACCACTGCTTCCGGCATCCTCAATGGCCATCAGGATGCTGCTTTGCCCGTACTCGGGCAGATCATCGAGGATGGGCACATAGCTCATGTAGCTGGCGTTGAGGCCGTCCAGCTCGGTATCGAAGCTGTATTCCCAGCGCCGGTACTTCATGGCCAACCGCTGGCGCATGCCGATCTGCCAGGCTTGGGTGCGGTCGGTGACGCCATCGAGACGGATCTTCTCGACTTTAATGCCAGCATCACCAGGCAGGCGGCATTCCACCGTCTCTTTTGCCCAGTTGGTCCGGTTCGTGAACTCCACGTCCACGCCGTCAGCATCGTCTGGCCGGTTAGCCCTGAAGCTGCGCGTGAGCGGGCTTGTCATGTTCTGGGGCGAGAAGCCCTGCCCGCTCTCGAAGGTGGTGCGCGGTTCATCGCGCACCGGCAGGATGCGGCCCTGGTCAAGGGTCAGTTCAGACATGCCGGCACGAAGGACCGTCTTCAGGGCATCGCGCACGGTGGTTTCATCAAAGATGAAATCAAACTTGTCTCCCCGCGCCTTCCACACGGCATCCAGCCGCTCCAACTCTTCCATATCAATGTCAGCATCAGTGCCGCCGATTGAATGGCGGATGTAGCGAAGGGCTGGCGCTATGTCGCGAGCCTCTTCGCTGGTAACGCTCCAGTTGCTGCCGTCGAAAACTGGCAGTTTGCGCTGAGCAATCAGGTTGATCTTGTTCTCAGACTGCCCAGAGATTTTATTGCTGTTCTTCAGCTTTACCGCGATGGTTGTCCATGGGTAGCTGGTAGGCGCGGGCAGCTTTGCCCGCAGCCCGTACCATTCAACATTTTTCCGTCTGTTTGAATGGTCGCCACCGTTAAGGTTCCGGCACCGCACCTGAACCTGCTTGGCCCCGCCGAGAGCCAGGGTTCTGGTATAGCCAATTGGGTCCAGGGTGTTATTCTCAAAATAGTAGTTCGCTGAATTCCAACCACCAACCGAACCCTTTTCCCTCCATTGCGCCTGAACTCTCTGGCTTTCGACCCGAACTCCACCCCCATCGTGGAGATAAGCCAAACCGCCAGGGAAAAAGAAGTCCAGCTCCAGAGTGTCACTTAGCTCCCCATCTGGGCAGGCATCAAAGGGGCCGGCCCAGCCGATTTGTGCCGATGTGCCGGTGACATAAATAACAGCATCCGTGGTGGTCACCGTGTCAAAGCCTGGCCACCCAGAGTCCGCATTGCCCTCGTCATCCAGCCGTGTCAGTTCAATCTCGTCCGTGGTGGCACCGTCAATCAGGTACAGCATGCCCTCATATCCGATGGCCATGCGCGCCGCATTCGGAGTGAAACCCACCACCGGATCGCCAGACGCATAAGAGAGGGTCATTTCCGCCTCTGCTGCGCTGGTGGTCTCATCGCCAGTAACGCCCACCGGGGAGCCGCCAAACACGTCTGAGGTGGTGCCTGACAGCGTGATGGCCGTACCGGAGTAGTTCGGCCCCTGCTCTACCAGTTCAACCTTGCCGGTGCCGTCATCTTGCGCCTGAATCGTGGCATCCAGCTGGCTATTCAATTCGGTCAGCAGCCCGGAAAGGTCTGTCAGGTCGGCATTGAAGGTGATGCTTTGCGTGTTGCCATCCAGGATCACATCGAACGACACCGGGGTGACATCGAAGTCATACCGTGAAGGGGCTGCATTGCCGGTCATGGTTGAGGCCGAGCCCGGATCATCTGGCACTGAGGCGGTGAAGCTGTGCACCTCATAGAGCCCGGCGTTGTCGCCTTCAATCTCGATCTTCATGCCCGCAAAGGCACCCAGCTGATCAAGCGGACCGCGAATGATGTCACGAGTACCGCCCGTTTCAATTTCGTAGTCCAGGTATTGCTCTACCCGCACCGTAAGTGTGTTGTTCCAGCCTGCCGGGAATGAACCGGCGCCGCCCGGAATCGTGATGGTATCGCCGCTGAAGGTGAAGCTGGTGGCGCTCGGGTAGTTAGACACGCCTGAAACGCTGCCCAGCTCAATACCAGCGCCACCCGTGGACGTAGCCCCCACCTCGTCACAGTTGTGCCACCACTCTGCCGCCTCTTCGCCTGAGAGATCGGCATTCGGCTCAAACACTTGATATTCCGCATCTGCGCCAAGGGCAGTGATAGGCGTACCGCCCACCTTCACCCCGCTAATCGGGATGTCGTATTCACCCGGACCAATACACATCAGCAGGTTGATTTGCTGCCTGCGGGTACTGGTAAACCAGCGATGCGGTGGCAGCAGGTAGTCAGGGAATCGGCGGTAGCTTCCCAAAATCTCCGGCACCACCTGCCCAAGCCGGGCCAAATTGGCCTTGGCGTTGGCGAAGGAGAAGGGGTCGCCAACACCCGGTTGGCTTGGAATGTCCGGCGTCAGCGCATTAATAATCGGGCGGAACGTTTCGCGGATGGCCAGAGAGGAAAGGAGAATTCCTGGATCAGCCGGCTGCGCCCGGATGGCAACATCGGCCGCTGCAGTGATAAGCAACCTGGCCCACTTGCGCGGCGAAACCAGTTCACCATTAATACTGATGCTTACTGGTTGATTCTCTCCCGGCACATAGGCATCTACATTTTCTGCCATCCACCGACCAACAGTGATGCCGTCAGCTTCATATTCTTCAACGGGCTCACACGGGCCGATGCTCGGATACACCTTAATCATCGTAGTACATGACCTTCAGGTATTGAGATTCGAAGTCTCGGATACGGGTAAGCACAGGCCCCGTTGAGTGCCCTGTTTCCAGAATCCAGCGCCGCCCATCGACCTTGACAACAACTCCTACATGGATACAAAGGCGACCCCGCCAGCCCTCTGCAATCGCACCAGGCGCTGGACCAACAAGTCTGAGACGGCCATTTACCTCTCTCGCAGCGCCAGTCAAAGAACGCTTATCGTCAGGATCAATCTCGCCATAGCTGGCCAGCAGCGGCTTACCGAACAGTTCTGCACGGGCTTCGCGCACGAGCCCCCAGCAGTCATAGGCGTCAGGCCCACGACCGTAACGGCGGTAGGCGCTGTTCAGATAATGCTGGATCATAGATAGGCGATGCCCGGCGCATTCAGTTGGGTGTAGCGCTCACGAGGCCAAGCGGTATTAAGAATGTCGTAGTAGCTGGCCTCAAGCTGCACCTCGATGCCCTCAAAGCTGCCACCCACCAGCGTAAACAGCAGGGGCTGGCTGGCCGGTGCGGAAAGGTCGCTGCTGTCGAACTCCCGGTAGATGATCTCTGTGCCGGTGCTCGCTTCCAGCGCAGCCATAACAGCAGCCTGCGCATCGCCAGTGGCGTTCCACAGCCCGAACTTCAGCGTCTGCTTGCCGGTGTCATTTTTCTCTGGGAGATCAATCACCAGGTTCCCCGCAGTGAAAGTGACGGTGCTGTCATCTTCCAGCGTGGCCTCAATATCTTCGAAGCCGTTGCACACCCGAATCGGGTCCTGGCCGGGCACCAGAATTTCCAACGTAGGGATCAGCACCACGCCCGTGGGCGCACTGGCATAAATCACATTCAGCGCGGTCGGCATATCAGGCCTCCGGCCATTCCTGGTTCATGGCAATATCGATCAAGGACATACCCAGAACCAGTTCAGGGAACAGGCCCCAGCCAACCGGGATAAGCGGGCGCTCGATGATTTCCAACTTGGCAGTGATGCGCCACTCATAGGCCCCGATAGGCTGGGGGCCTTGATAGATCTCGGTAAAGCGACACTCATACTGACTCACGCCGGGATTGTCCCGGCCATCCAGCGGGGTGCGCAGCTCGCAGTTGAACCAGTCAGCGCCATCATTGATCGCATCACGGAACCAGCCCTCGAACAGCGCCGCCTCTTCGGGCGTCATTATCCAGGACACATCCACCATGGTGGGCACATTGGTAAAGGTGCGACGCTGACGCGCCCGCCCGGTGGCCATGGCCGTGCGCGCAAAAGGCTGAACCGGTTGCAGGCCATACCCTTCACGCTGGCCGCAGGGCAGCTGTGACGGAAAATCAATATCAGTCGCCATCAGCTGCCCACCCGCTTGAGTCCATAGGTTTGCTGGAGTGCCCGCGCAACTTGCCCGTCGCCGCGAATGCTTGAAACGAACGCAGTCACCGTCATCCCGTTTTCGCCGGGGGCTTTATCCACCTGCCCGGCACGACTGGCATCTTCAACCAGGTTCACGGTGACGTTTCCGCCTCCCATCATTGCTGCCGTATCTTTACGGCTAGTGACATGGGCCGGCCCTTGCACAATCTCCGGGCCGCGTTCACCAGCAATCCCCCACTGCCCTGCTGGAATAGTGCCGCCCTCATCGAACATGCCAGCAAAAGAGGCCGCCGCCACCGTAGCCACAAAAGGAGCGGTGGCCGCCCCCGCCGCCGCTGCCGCCGCCGGCGCAGCAGCAGGGCCTACAATGGGAATTGCTGCCGTACTGGCGAAAGCATTAAGGGATGCCATGGCACTCGCAGCTTGCGCCTGGGCCACCATAGCAGCGGCTGAAGCTGTTGCAGTGGTCTTGCCTACCAGAAGCTGTACAGCCTGGTATGCCAGCCACTGCGCGGCCATCTCGCCCAGGGCCCGAACAATCGACCGCGCCATGCCCTCACCGAGCTGCTGGAACGCCTCGCGCGCGGTTTCCGCATCGAAAATCATGCTTTCGAAGGCGCTACCTACACCCTGTGAAAAGGTGCTGATAGTGGAATCAGCCAAGTCATTCAGGCTCGTTAAGGATTCCTCTGCCGCATCCAACCAGTTTGCCCAAAAGCCCTGGTTAATCTCGGCTAGCTGATCGTTGGTTTGCTGCTCAAGGCGCGCCAACAAATCCCGCCGCTTCAGGGAAGTCTCTTCCGTGTTGGTCAGGATAATATCGCGCCGGCGCTGGTAGCTTGCCAGGATGGCCTCTTCTTCAGTCAGCAAGGATTCGGCAACAGAATCCAAAGCCACCTTGGCTTCGTCGCGCGCAGCACGCCACTCCTTTGTATAAGCAGATGCGCTTTCAATGAGGTCATCCAGAGCCTTTTGTTGGGACTCCATCGCCGCCGCAGCGCCAGCCGATCCTTCTCCACCGGGACCACCACCGGCCCCACTCAGAAGGGCATCCCGCTCTTCAAGGAAACGCTTAATTTCATCCAAACGGCCTTTACCGCCTGATTCACCAGAACCAGCATTCCAGATACCATCAAGAAGGCTGCCATATTCCATGGTGGTTTTCTGAAGGTCTTCAAGGCCTATATCCAGCGTGCCCTTAACTTCAGAAAATCGATCAGAAACCCGCTTGATGGCTAAAACGGGTATCACCTTCTCGTACCAAGCAGCATCTTCAAAGGCTGTATTCCCTGCTGCTGCAAAGGCCGCTATACCCTTGCCAAGCAACTGGACAGCCGCAAATGCCCCTACAGCCGTTGCCGCCAACCCTTTCATGACACCCGCAAGGCTATCCCCAACCTGCTCAGCAATTACGCCGTTCTCGGCCACATCGCTGAACTCTTCAGCTAAATCAGAAAGCACCGGCAAGGTTGATTGTGCAATCTGATTCTTAAACCCTTGCCCTGATTGCTCCAGAAGATACAACGTCGCCTCAAGCTCTTGGGCTGCACGCAGCGTATCGTCACCAAGGATGGCCCCGGCCTTCTCAGCCTGATCACCAAATAGCCTGAACCCTTCCGCATTGTTACGCAGCAAAGGCAGCAACTGAGTGGCATCACTGGCGATGGCCTCCATGTAGAAGGTCATCTGACTCTGGCTCAGGTTTGCCGCTTCAAGCCCTTTCACATAAAGCTCAAGCGCCTGGGGCCCAGAAAGATCCCGGAATTGCTTTGCCGTAACACCGGCTTTAGGGGCGATATTGTCGAAGAAATCAACAAGCGGCCCACCGCCGGTTTCCAGGAAATCCCCAACCTTGTCGCCAGTGTCCTTGAAGATATCGGCCAGCTTGTCTTGCTCAACACCCAGGAACTTGGCACCGGCGGCATAACGCTGAAAATCCTTGTAGCCGGTATTGGACACCTGGCTTAAACGGACCACTTCATTGGATAGCTGCAGGGTATCCTGTGTCAGCAAAACCAGACTGGCACCGGCCCCAGCCGCAAAGCCCGCAATGACGGTGCCCGCCATCTTGATTTCTTTGCGGATCTCCCCCATCCGTTTTTTCGACAGGCGAGCGGCGCTGTCCATACCCTTCTCAAAACCGCCCGTCCGGGCGATCAGATCCAGCGTCAGGACACCAAGGCTTCGGGTTGCCATTTATTGCCACCTTTCCATGGCCTCATCGAGGCTCAATTCGCGTTCGTCAGGGTTTGAATAGGGCATGAAATCGGCCATTTCCGCTTTACCACCCCCCAGCCTATTCAGCTGCATGGCGATCAGCGCTATGGGCCACTCCAACCGGCGATGCATGGCCAGCGGACCACGCTTGCGGCTGTAGGCTTGCCACTGCTGAACTTCCCGGTAGCTGAGCGCCTGTTTGGCCTCAGCGATGGTGCGCCCACCCACACCGGCCAGCACGAGTTCGTGCCAGAACTCGTCGGCGGGCGTTATTTCTTTACCGAAACAGCTTCCCCAATGGCCTTCAGGAAGGCGCCCGCCAGTGACGGCTTCAGCTGATAGGCATCTTCATAGCTGAGCTGTTCTTCGCCCTTTTTACCCAGGCGGATGGATTCAGAAATCATCAAGGCCTGAGCACTGCGATCGGGATCGTCAGGGTCCACTGGCTGGGAGCGAATGCGATCCACATCACCGAACGACAATTGCTTCACCCACGCCTTGAAGCTACGCACTTCACCTTTGTAGGTGGGCTCCCACTTGGGGTTGTCCACAGAGACAGGGTTACCGTCACCATCCAGCTGTTTAATGGTCGGCAGGTTGCCCTTGGCATCGGCGACCTTGATGCGGTCATCCCATTCGATGTCACACAGCACGGGTTTGACAGGCACAATGCCACCGAGCGATTGCAGCTCTTTCAAGTCCATAATGGTTCCTTAGGGGGTTGTTCAGGCCGCCTTACGGCGCCATCCATCACCCGGAAGGCTCCGGGTTCGTTGAATTGAAACCTGAGTCGCAACCAGGGAATTGCCCTGGAAGTCGAAGGGGAAGTCGGCCACATAGCCGCGGAATACATACCAGGTACGATCATTTGGCAGCTGAAGCTCACCGCTGCTATCCAGCGTCGGCAGCGAGTTAGGCTCACCCTGGCTATCGAGAGGGCCATCGGACCACCCAATAATCCAGATCACGCTGGGCTGCGGGTCTTCTTCGTAAAGCTGGTACATACGGACATGGCTGTCGTACTGGGGGTCCGCATTGAGCGTAAGGGTGCCTTGGCCCGGGGTTCTCATTCCAGGCTTGTAGCTGCGCTCGCGGTGCTTCAGGCAGTTATCTTCGATCTGATCGGCAGGAGCGCTCCCCGGGTTAATCGCCGTGGC